ATGGGTACAAAAATCAGCGCCCCGCCGGCATGGCGCAATCATGTAGACAAGTGGATTGAATCACTTGTCGCTGCCGGTCTCTCTTCCGAAACGGTCAAGTCACGTCGCTACAAATTGACGAGACTTGCTCACTTGCTGCAGCGTGGCCCCGATGAAGTGACCACTGAGCAGATCGTTCATGTTTTCGCATCGCAGTCATGGAGGCCCGAGACGCGGAAAGCGTACCGGACTACGGCGGCGTCCTTTTTCCGCTGGATGCAGCGGGCCGGATATAGGACGGAGGACGTGAGCGAGGGCCTGCCGTCGATACGCAAACCCCAGCCACATCCACGGCCATGTCCCGATCGGCACATCAGTGCCGCCTTATCCCGTGCGCAGGGGATGGATGCGATCATGCTGCGTCTGGCTGCAGAATGCGGCCTACGGCGTGGCGAGATCGCCCGCGTGCATAGCGACGATGTGGTGGCCGACTCCGGTGGCAAGTCGTTGATTGTGCGTGGCAAGGGTGACAAGCAGCGTCTTGTGCCGCTCCCCGCTGATCTTGCTGGCAGTATAGAGGCGGCTCACGGTTGGCTCCTGCCGGGTCGGTGGAGGGGGCATGTGGAGGAAAGCTTCGTGGGCAAGCACCTGAGCCGATTATTGCCGACGGGATACGGCGCGCATACATTGCGGCACCGATTCGCCACGACGGTCTACCGCGATACATCCGATTTGCTCGTGGTCGCGCGTCTACTCGGCCACGCGAGCACGGAAACGACCGAATGCTACGTAGCCATGCCAGACGGCAGGTTACGGCAGGCGGTCGCCGGCGTCGCTGTCGCATAACCAGCTTTCGGCCGAATCACAGCGGAATGCGTGTGATTCGGCCGAATTGTCTATTTATTCCTTGTCCTTGGGTTCGTCGTGGTCGCCTAGCCTGTTGGTGATTCCCCCGATGTCCGGGTTGATCGCTTTCAGGTTTTCGGCGATGCTCACCACTTCGGTCATTATGATGTATGCGCACACGGTGCCGGCGACTGGCAGATTCAGCTCGATTTGCGGTAGTAGGCCTGAGGCGTATTCCATCCCCTGCGCCATGCAGATCACGAGCAGGAAAGCGATCTTGTGGAACAGTCCCTCACGCAGAATCTTTGATTGCACGTCGCGATCGTGCCACGCCTTGAGCATGCCGGTCGCGATGTCGCCGACCATGAACGCGCAGGTAATGCCTATGATGGTGATATTTGTCACTTCTGTGCCTTTCTAGAGTCCTAGTTTCTGGTTGACGCGTCGCTGCACGGCGTCGTAGTTCGCCCCGAGTCGGCGACGGCGCTCGTCGCCGTTGCCGTAGTCGCCTCGGATGACCGCATCCGCCAGTGCGTCGATGTTGGCGGCCGGCTTGGGCGCTGGGGCTCCTAGCATCTGGTTGACGCGTGCCTGCACGGCGTTCGCGTCGTATCCGGCTGCGCGCAGTTTCTCCGCACGCTGTGGATTGTTGCCCCACTGTCCGGCAATGACCTCGCGTGCCACGGTGTCGATGTCCTTGCGTGCCGGTGCGGGTGCGGGGGCCGGGGCCGGTTCGGCGGGTTTCTGGCCTCGCTTGGCGCGTGCAAGGCGGTCGAGGCGTGCAAGGTCGTAGGTGCCGGGGCAGCCGGTCGTGCTCCAGTGGCGGTGCGGGTAGAGCGGCAGGTCGCCGTAGGTGGCTCGCAGGTCGGCGATCAGCTGCGCGATCGTGTCGTAGTCACCGTCCGACTGGCGCGGATTGCACTCAATCGAGATACTGCGGTCATTGCCGCCGCTGTTGACGTCCACGCCGTCGCCGCACGCCCAAGCGCGGTCGTCTGGGTCTACGAGGCAGGCGACACGGCCGGCTTCGGCCACATAATGCGCGCTCGTCTTGCGCGCGCCCGAGACGAAACCACCGATGACGCCATCAAACGTCGGGCGGGCGGCGGGATCGTCCCACCAGTGGATTGTGATGGCGTCGATGCCGTAGGGGCGTCCGGGCGTCAGGCACGCCGCGTCGTACTGGGTCAGATACTGGTATGACATGGTTTCTCCTTGATTAGTCGTTGGTGATTGCCTCGTCCGTGATGGTGGGCAGGGCAAGACTTGCGGTCAGGGTTTGGGCGGGGGTGATGGTCGGGTGGATGTCACTGGCGAGGGTGATTTCCCCCGCTGTCGTGATCTGGAGGCACGCGATCGGGTTCACCTGTCCGAGGGCCGTCACCGGAACCTGCACGGTGTGTGGTGGCCGGTATGCGGTGTAGGTGAGACTGCCGATGCGGTGGCGGTCGGTGGGGTTGAGGGTCAGGGCGCTTCTGGCGCGTAGCTCGAAATCGAGGTAGGGGGTGCCGGCCGTGACCCACTGGCGCACGCTTGCGCTGAATGCGGCGGCCTCGCCCCGTTCGAGCCAGACCACGCGCAGGGGCTGCTTGCCGCGTGTCCACCCGTCGGGGGTGCGCACGTACACGCCGACCTCGTCGCCGCTGCCGGCGAGCACGTAGCCGATGGTGCCGGGGCGGGCGTCGATGGCCTTGAGGTCGATCAGGCTTTGCACGACATGGGTCGCGGCCACGGCGCGGCTGATCTGGTACAGGGTGGCGTCGGTCTGTTGCGCGAGGACGCGCAGGTACTCCGGTATCTCCCTCACGGTGTCCTCTGGGGTGGGGTATTCGATGGCGTAGTGCTGTGTCTTGCCGCTCATGCTGCCGCCTTATAGGGTAGGAACTGTTCGGTTTTCTGTAGTTCGTAGATGGGTATGTCCATCCGTTCGAAGCTGGTGGTGTAGTCCTCGGGTATCTGCTCCCACCGCACCGTGGGTTGGGAGTTGGCGCTGATGAGCGGGAACAGATTCACCTCGTGGCGGATGGAGGGCGTGCCGTGGCGCACGCTGATCCTGAGCGTGCCGCCGATGGGCGCGTAGGGCCCGTACGAGTCGAACGGGGTCGGTGCGAGCCGTTGGAAGAGCACCATCTTGGCCGGATAGCACATGTACCGGTCGATGTCCTCGCACCGCGACGCGTCGAACGTGATCGCAGCCGGTATGTACCGCGTCGCGAGGAAATACAGGTAGCGCGCCGCCTGACGGGCGAACCCGTCCGGCACGGGCTGGTAGTCCCTGCTCCGGCTCGCCGCGATCAGCCGTGTCTCGATGACGAGACTGCGCTGGGACTTGGGCATCGGCTCGGGCAAGTCCCATGCCGGCACCGTCCTCTCCGTCTCCTCGAAATCAAGCCCCCCATCGTCGCGTGTCACGCAGTTGCGCATCCGGTAGACGAGCTGCGTGTACGGGGGCAGCATGTCCCACTCGCCCGAGGACTCCACCATGTCCGCACCCACGGCGGTCGCATGCACCACATCGCCCGTGGTGCTGTCCGTGACATGGGCGATCAGCACCATTCTGGCGTCGATGTCCAACGCCTTGACGTACTCATGGCCGGCCAGACGCACCGGCTCGATGACATTGCGCCGCGCGTTCTCGTACCACAGGGGCAATGTGCCGTCCTCACCGATCTCGTGCATCAACGTGAACTGCGACGGATGCTCATCCAAGGACGGCGGCGCGAAACGGCCGACCAAGTCGCCGGACAGCCACCACGGGGCATCGATCTCCCTCGCCCGACTGTTCATCACGTCCCGCGCGGTCGAACTCGACACCCGCCAATGATGCCGCGTGTCCGCATACGGCCCGTTGGCCCGCAGCCTCTTCCACAGCACCAGCAACGCCGTCGCCGTCAGATCGAGACGCCACGCCGGCTGCCCCCGGTACGTCACCCGCTTGGTGGTCAAACCGTTCTGGATGATACCGGTGAACACCGTCACCGGCTCCCGCCCGTCACGACGCAGACGCAAACGCACCCGCTGGCCGACAAAACGCTCCGGGTGGGCGCTCGTATAACCGGTGCGGTCAATCACCGAGAACCGCATCACACTCGGCTCGGGCTGGGTCTGCGCCTCATTGGTGCCCCAAGTGACGGTGATATCCGCCACCGCCACGAACCCGTCCTGAGAATCATGGTCGAGCGCCGCCCACTCATGCTCCTGATTCGTCAACTCAAGAATCGGCGTCAACATCATGCCCTCCTCTCCACATACCGGTTAAGAATGCGCGTGATCTCCCGCGCCACACCCTCCTCGTCCAACATCGTGCCGGTGATGTTGACGGTCACGTCCGGCCGCGTGTTCTTGCCGGCGACGCCGTACTCGTATGCTGCGGTCACGTTGAGCGGCATCGAACGCAGCTGCCCGTTGACGCCGTTGATGGCGCGCCTCACGTCGCCGTCGAAGCCGGATGTCAGACCTTTCGCGAAACCCTGCATTATCAGCTGGCCGTTCTTGACCAGCATGATCTTGTCGTACTCGGGCGGCCCCTTATGCTGCTGTATCCAGCCGCCGAGACCGCTGAACCAGTCGGCCACACCGGCCCACGATGATTTCAGCCCCTCCCACAGGCCGCCTATGATCGCACTGCCGGCATTCCACAGCCAGCTGCCCGCTCCCTCGAAGAAGCCAACGATACGGCCGGGCAGGCCGGCGAACCAATCCAGCACGCCATTCCACGCATCCCTGACGGACTGGCCCGCGTTCGCGAAGAAGCCCACGATATGACCGCAGGCGTTCGCGAAGAAGCCCACGATGTTATTGACGAGATTGCCGAAGAAGCGTCCAACCGCGTCCCAGATGCCACGCACGGCATCCGCCACACCCTGCCAGTCGCCCCTGATAAGGCTCGCGGCGAGCTTGAACACGTTCTTGATGATGTCCACGATGGTCTTGATATAGTCGCCTACCGTCCGCCACACGAGCTGCACATAATCACCGAGTATCTGCCAGCCGACCTTCATCCAGTCGAGAATCGGCTGCAGGATCGGCCGCAACGAGGTCCACAATCCCGTGACAATCTGTATGGCCGCGTCCCACACCGCCCCCACGTACTCGCAGAGAGCTGCCCATGCCTGACCGATGGCATCGAGAATCGGGCGCAAAACGACGAGCAGATTCTCCCACGCTGTGCCAAGCCATCCCATGAACTTCGACCACATCTCACGGCCGGTCTCAGTCTGCGTGAACCAATAGGCGAGGGCAGCGACTACCGCGCCGATCGCGGTCACAATCAGCATGATCGGGTTCGCGTTCATGACCGCGTTGAACGCGGCCTGAGCGATCGTGCTCGCTTCCTGCGCCTTCTTGAACGTCGCCAACGCCGCCTGCCCCTTGTTGAACAGATCGAACGCCTTCTTGGCTTCCTGCGCGGCCTTGAACGCTCCGAATGCGGCGGCGACGCCGGTCACTGCGGATACGATCACGCCGGAATGCCGCGACGCCCAATCGGCGATGCCGGTGAGCACGTCCAACGCCTTGCCGATCAGCGTGGCCGCGCCATTGAACGCGCCGCCCAACGTGCGGCCCACACCAGCGCCGTCGCCCACGCCGGGCAACGCGGCGATGATGGACTTGATCGCGCCCGTGACGGCACCGAACACGTCCTTGAGCTTGTTGAACACGTCGATGACGCTCTTCGCTGCACCTGAGTCGCGCAGACCGCGCGCCATGTCCTTAATCCACGCGGCCGCGTCCTTGACTCTCCGCGCCCCGTATCCCACATACTCGGTGAACAGGTTGAATACCTCGCCGGCGAGGAGGCCGGCGTCTGTCGCGTTCTTGATCTCGCTGCTGAACGGGTTGATCGCGTCGATCAGATCGCCGAACGCGCCCACCAGCGCACCGCCGGCGTCGCGAATGTCCTCAAGCATGACCTTGCCGGTCTCCAGCGTGCCGGACTCGACGAACACCTTCGCGAACTGTTCGAGATTGCCGGTCGCCTTCTTGCTGAACGATTCCACGGCGCTTGCCGCGCCGCTCAGCACGCCCGTGACGGCCGGCTTGAACAGATTGAATGCATCCGTCAAACCGCCCGTGACAGCCGCTTCCAAGTTGCCAAGCGCGCCCTCGATAGTCTGTGTCGAGGTCGCGGCCTGCTTGGCTACGTCGGTCATGCCGAGGTCCACGAGCGCCTTGCTGAACTCGTCGGCCGTGATCTGGCCCTTCGCCATCGCCTCGCGGAAATCGCCGGTGAAGGCGTTGTTCTTGCGCATGGCTTCCTGAAGCTTGCCGGATGCGCCGGGAATCGCGTCCGCGATCTGATTCCAGTTCTCCGTCGTGAGCTTGCCGGCGCCGATGGTCTGCGTCAGCGCCATCGTGACGGACTTGAACGTGTCGGCATTACCGCCGGCGACGGCGTTGAGGTTGCCGGCGGCCTGCGTGACCTCGGTGTAGTTCTTCACGCCGTTCGCCGCCAACTGTGCCATCGTGTTCTGGATGTCGTCAAGGCCGTACACGGTCTCGTCCGCATACTTGCGGGCGTCCTTGGCGGCCTTGTCGATCGCGCTTGAGTCGATGCCGGCGAAGCGCATGGTGTTCTTGAACTTGTCCACGCTATCGGACATGTTCACGACGTCCGAGGTGAAGCCGGTGAGCTTGTCCCACAGTTTCTCGACGCCCTTGGCGGCCACATTGCCCACAAAGCTGCCGAAGGCGGCGGCCTTCCGCGACGCCTTCTCGAAAGCCTTGACGGCATCACTCGAATTGCCCGTGATGCGCACGCTCATGATGGCGCTGTGGCCCATGTCGGCCTCCTTTCTCTTACGTCATTTGCTCATGCGTTCCGCCTGTTCCTGTAGCACGGCGATGGCGGTCGCCCAATCCATCTCGTCGGCCTTCTCGCGCCATTCCCACGGCGTGCCGCCCGCGTAGAGCGCGAGCAGCACGCTCATTTCCCCGAGGCTGCCGGCCGGCCACGGCGTCAGTCCAAAGGGTCCGCGTCCGTCTCCGTGTCGATGGGGTTGAAATCGTCCACGTTGTCCAGCCATGTCTCGAACGGGTCGCTCGTCTTGCCGGCCATGCGCAGCGAAACATAAATCGCACGCATGGTCGCGTTGATCGTGTCGGTCGAGGCGTTCATGCCCTCGTGGGCCAGAATCTGCTCGGCCTTGCACATCGCACGCATGGTAAGCGCAGCCTCGTCCTTGTGCCCGTCCGTGTACGTGACGGTGAACTTCTTAGCCATGACTACATTCCTTTCACTTGGCTCATGGTCTTCTTGATGAAATCCTTGTAGAGTTTCGTCCACGCCGGCTCGGTGCGCGCGACGCCGACGTTCGCGTACATGCGGCCGGTGATATGCCGTTGCGGCCAGCCGTAATTGATGACGCCCCCGTATGGGACGCTCTTACGGCCGGCACGGATGACGCCTGCGCGTTTTGTCGCACCGGCGCGGATACTGCCGGCGAGCACGCCGCTACGGCGCGGCACAAGCGACTGGACTGCCGGAAGGGCGATGCGCGCGGCGGCCGCGTTCACGTCCTTCAGCTCGTCCATGTCCGCACCCGCCTTGCGCATGGTCTGCACGAAACGACGTTGTCCGACGACATACAATGCTTTCGCCATGTCAGCCCGCCGTCACCGGCACGGCCTTGAGATTCGTGATCGGCCACGAAATGTCCTGCGTGTTCTTCGCCTTGACGTCGCCGCCGATGCCGATGGGCATGATCGTCGCATCGAACGTGTACCCCATCGCGCCTGCGGCCTTGGTGGGCTGGTACTGCATGGACACCGTTTCGCCAGCGTGTGCCAGACACCATGCGTTGATGCCGTCCTTTGTGTAGTCGTCCATGGTGGTCGCTTCCAGATTCCACGAGGTCGTCGTGTTGATCTCCTGAGAGCCATCGAGGAAGTTCACGGGGTCGTCGGTGCTGTTGGACGGGTTCAAGAGGACTTTCGTCACGTCCGCACTGAAGTCGCGGGTCAGGTTCGTGTCCGTGCTCTTGAGCACGCCCGGCCCGAGTGTACGAATCTTCGAAGGGGTTGTGGTCGTTGTTGCCATGATTGCTCCTTAGATGTCGAGGGGATTTAAAGTGAGTTCGTAGGCGGCGAGTGTGCCCGCGCCGTTCGGCAATGTGAACGACACGGGACGCGCCGCCGCGATGTTCAATTCGTTCTCGGCCAATGTCTCGATCGCATCGGTTATCAGGTCGAGCGCGGTCGGCTGCGTGGCCGGCGTGCCCGCGATGATGTCGAGTTTCCACCCGATCTCCGGTGCCGCTGTCCAACTCGTCGAGTAATCCAGCTCGGGCGGTTCGATGAAGATCGCGATCTTGCCGGGCGACGGCCTTGCGGCCGCAGGGTCGATCGTCACGATCTGCACCAGACCACCCAATCGCTCTTCCAGCCATGCGATCAGCGCGTCACGCGCGCGGATGACGCGGTTACTCATGCGATCACCTGCCTTCCGGTCAGCACGCCGGCGGCGCGCAGCTTCGGCCACACCGAATACAGCGGGTCGTTGCTGATGCGCACTGCGTCGAGGCCGTCCGTCCCCGCGTTGAGCACGCCGAAGCGCGCGTTACGCGAGTTGTACAGGTCGGCCGCACAGCTGACGACGCAATCGCACCACACTTCAGGGGGGATGTCATTGTCGCCGACGGCCGCGTTCACGTATTGCTTCGCGCGCTGCATGACCGCATTGATGCGTTCGTTCTCACCGGCCGGAATGCTCAGTTCGTCGCGAAGCTGTGTCTGCACGATGTTGTCCGAAACGGTTGCCATGTCGTCACGCTGTCTTGAACTTCACGGGCAGCATCGCGTTCGGGTCGGTCGCCCCGATCGCGAGATAGCCATAGACCGAATAGCTTTCCGTGAGGTGGATGGAGTCTCCGTCCGTGAGCTGGGTCGGGCCGCCGGACTCCCACACAGTCACTGCGCTCGGGTCGAGGAAGACTGCCGTGTTCGCTTCGGCGCCGGGGAGAATATGCACGGGCACGCGCATGAGGTCGCCCACGACGCCGGTCAGGTCGAAGCTGCCAAGCGTGTCGTTGCCCTTGCCCGAGATGTCGAGGAATCGGCTTCCCGTGTCGGTCAGTGCGATCAGTGCCTTCGCGACGTCCTTGGAGACGGCGAGCGTGCCAAGCGCGGTGTTGCGTTCGTCGGTGATCTCGGCGGCGTCGAGGATGAGGGAGGCCCAATCGTTCGGCGTCATGGTTGCGGCAGTCTTAGTCGCGTCGATTTTGTTCGCGTTGCTTGCCGCGTCGCGCTGCTCCTTGACCAGCGCATACAGTTCGGCACGCACGGCAAGCTCGGTCGCCTTCGCGTAGCTGTTGGTCAGGGCGCGCAGCGCCGTGTTGAGCACGGCGACGGTCGATCGCTCGATCGTCTGCCGACTCAACGTGGTGTAGCCGCCGTACGTGTTGATGTCGGCCGTCTTCGTGCCGAACGTGACCTTGCCGAAAGTGAGCTCGTCGCCTTCCTTGGCCTGCTTGGCCGTGGTCGTCGTGTCAGTCGCGACGACGTTGTATTCCATCGTCATGCCCTTCGGCGGCAGCGTCTCATGCGTCAGCAGACCCATGACCTTGCGGCGCAGCTGGATAAGCTTGAGGTCGTCGGCAATCCATGTCACGTTGTCGCCGGTGTCGGCCGTGGTGATAAGGTCTCGGGTCTCGCGCATGAACTCGCGCGCCTGCTCGTCGCCGGCGGCGAGGGCCTTGAGGTAGTCGCCGGCCGTGCGGTAGGCGGCTCCGGCGGCTTCCGGCTTCACGGTGTCGTCGATGTGCGCGAGCGACGACTTGATGGCGCGCAGCTCGTCGTGCATCTCGTCGCGAAGCTGCGCGATCTCGCCGTTCTTCGTGGTGTCTTCCATTGTGGTTCCTTCCTTGTCGGTAGTGGTGTCGATGTGCCGTTGCCCGGTGATCTTCGCCGACGGGTATGCCGGGATGCCGGTCACGGAAATCTCGAACAGCTCGATGGCGGTGCGATGCACGACGGTCACGCCGTCCTCGCGTTCCTCGATCGTGTTCGCCACCGGATTGAACCCGATCGAAAATGCGTCGTAGACGCCTTCGCGTATGAGCTTCGCGACTTCACGGCCCTGCTGCGTGTCCGCGATCTTCGCTGTGATGTGCAGTCCGTCGGACTCGCGCGTCTGTTCGGTGACGCGGCCGATCAGCTCGCCGTGCTCGCGCGCCAACTTCACGGTCCGGGCGCCGAAGTCGCATGTCGGGTCGATGACCTCGCGATAGCCGTCGCACAATTCGTATTCGGCGCCGAATGGCACGGCGACGCCGGCGAGCGTCAGGCCGTCGCCCTCCGTGTCCTTGCGCAGTGCGATGCCGTCCACGTTGATGCGGCGGGTCTGCATGATCTCGTTGTTCATTCCTCGGCTCCTTCCCGTGGCGGCAGTCCCTCACGCTGCCGTACCTCGTCGATCGTGTAGATGCCCGAGTCGATCGCGGACGAGTACGCCGCGATGCGGGTGCTCATGTCGGTGCGGCGCGACGAGTCCCAATCGAATACCGCTGTGCGTCCGCGCGGCAGCAATCTGTTGAAGAGTTCCTCGATCTCGCCGGCATAGGCGCTCAGCGTGTAGTCCGCGAACTCTATCCAGCTCTGTTCCACGTTCGCGTAGGTCAAGTTCGAGCCTTCCACGCTGGCGAGCATGATGGATGCCGGGATGCCGAGCAAGCGGGAAATCTGCGTCGTGTCGAACTTCTGCGTGGCCAGAAACTGGAGGTCCTCGGCCTTCATGGAGCGTTCCACGTAGTCGAAGCCATTGCCGAGGACCTTCACGCCACCCGGCATTCCCGGCTTCTCCCACGCGTCCTTGGCCTGCTTGGCCTCCTCCTGAGTGATCTTCTCCGTGGAATGCAGATAAGCCTTGATGTTGCTGGAGTCACGGTAGAAGCGGGCCTTGCATTCCTTCGCGGCGGCGGCCGCCTCGATCTCCTGCCGTGCCGCGCCAATGGGTCCGAGTCCGCGCAGACGGCCCGGCACGTTGAGGAACCTCATATGCACGATGCGATCGGCGTCGTAGTTCGCGCCGTTGTAGCCGTACCGAAGGCGTGGCGCCGCCGGGTCGTTGTTCAGGCGCGTCACGGTGACGAGTTCGGGCGGCAGCACTTCGCACGACTCGATCTTGCCGTTGAACGTCACGAGACGGATGAAGGCGTTGCCGTCGAGCACGAGGCTCGCGACGATGTCCGAGATGAAATCACGCCGGCTGCGGTGCGGGTCCGGCTGCAAGATCAGCGGGTCGGCGGCCGGTGATCGTACGCCCGCCTTGACCTCGTACACGGGCATCGAACTGACGGCCGTCTGGAGAATCTGCACGCCACGGAAAACCGTCGAGAGCGTGAGCGGGTCAACGCCGGCATCCTCGCGCGACGGCGGCCGCACACCGTCCGGCATGTCCGCGTCGCCGGTCAGGTCGCGCGTGAACAGCGCCTTGACGTTGTGAAAAAACTTCATGCGCCACATCATGCGACGCCCGCCCGTGAGCCGCAATCGTCATGCGGACATGGGCGGACATGGGCGGACGGTTATGAGAGCACGAAGGGCTGGGCCTGCTCGGGACGGTGCGAGACTCCCCACGCGGCCAGCATGGCCGCTTCAAGTGGCGCGGTGTGGCCGGCGCTGCCGCGTCGCGTGATGCGCCAAGCGTCGCCCGTCCATGTGCGCGCGCTGTTCGCGCATGAGGCGTCCAAGTCGGGGTCGGCGGCGTGCCGGATGCGGCCGGTTTCCAGCCCGGAAACGAAGGCCTGCCCGACGGCAAGGTAGTCGCTGGATGACAGGTCACACCATTCCAGCCGGCCGTCGAGCCGGTCGTGCAAGTCGGCGGCCGGGCCTTTCGCGTCCATGCAGACGGGGGCCTTGTAGGTTTCGGCCAAGCGGATCACTTCATCCACGGCGCTGCCGGTACCGTCGAGCGTCGTCACCAATTGCACGCGGATAGCGTCGCCCGCGTCGAGCGCGACGGCGATCGCCGTGCCGGTCGCGTCCACGTCCACGGCAACGCCGAACGCCAACGGCACGTCATGGGTAGGCGCGGACGCTTCGCACCACGTTGTTTCCCACAAGTCTTCGCTTATGATGCGTTCAGAAACGCCCATGTCGCGGCGGTTGCCGAAGGCGCGGGCAAATCCGCGCATGTTGTCCTCGAAACTTGCCCGGAAGTCCACCAGCTGCGGCTTGTACCACAAATAGCCGGCGGCCGGATGCCATCGCATGATCTCGTCGAGGTCTTCGGGGTCGGCGTCAGCCGGAATGCCGAAGTCGAACCAACAGGTGCGTTCGGGCACATCGCCGGCGCGCAACCCGTCCAGCAGATCGTTGAAGTACGTGCTCGTCGAATCGCCTTCGGTCGAGGTCGTCCAGCGTTGCGCCGTGACGCCGGTACGCTTCAGTCGCGTGTTCATGGTCGGCAAGATCGCGTCGTTGATGGTGTCGCCCGCTTCCTTGGTCAGGCTGAAGGCCTCGTCTATCGTGATTAAGTCCATTTGCTTGCCGTGGCCGGCTACCTTGGTCATCGCCATAGGCGCGATAGTCGAGCCGTTCGCGAACGTGGCGGACATGTTGCCGTTGCTGAAGCGGCAGCGGCTGACTTTCTGCCGTAGCCTCGACTTGCCGAGCATGTCCGTATAGGCCTTGAAATGGTCTTCCGCGTCCTTGCCCGTCTGCGCGGCGTACACGATGCGACGGCCGGGGCCGAGCGATGCGTTACATGTGCCGTTGACGTCCACTAGCGCGGACTTGCCGCACTGCCGTGGCGTCGAGAGCACAACATGGTCGTAATGGAAACTGCCGGTGGTCTCGTCGATCTCGGTCGCGACATCAACGACGTACCGCTGCCACGGCAACAGGGGCGTGCCGAGCATCGCGGCCACGGCGGCGACACGGCTGCCGAGGTTGCGGCGTGATTCGTCCGGCCGCGTGCCGCCGCGCAACGGCACTAGTCCTTGAGGCCGTTCCATACCGCCTCCACGTCGTCGTCGGCCTGCTGCACTTCCGGGTAGAGTTCCGCGAGCTTATCGAGCGTCGCCAACCATTGCGCCATGTTGCGAGAGATTTCGCGGCCCTTTTCGTTCTGCCGGTCGATGTTCTGCGCAAGCGATAGCAGCGCCTGCAATAGTCCGGCTTGTATCGGATTGTCGTCGGGATGCTTGGCGCGGTAATCGTCGATGATCGTGCGCGCGGTACGTTCCATCGCGCCGATAGGACGGCCGGTATCGTCGTCGAACACGTCGAAGGTGGTTTGCATGTCGTCTCCTTCATGTCATGTGCTACAGTTGAGACGACTTTCAAGTGCGGAAGGTCAGGTTAAGGCGAATCGGCCGCGTTTCGTTGGTTTTCCGACGTTTCGCGGCCGTTTTTTCGTAAAAGTTGGGGGGAGAGAAAACTGGGCGCGGGGTCTGCCGGCGGCTAGATCGTTTAAAAAAGCGAGTGCGTATTATAGCCGTGTCGCGTCGGCGTGTCAATCTGCTGGGCTTCAGCAGTGACCACAATCATCTCACCATGTGATACGGCTGATAGTTGCCGGCGGTTCGGCCGAGCGCAAGCCGAGCCGCGTCAGCTCCTTGCGCCGCGCCGCTAGTCTCGTGTCCACGCCGGCCTGCGTCAGGTGCAGCGCGTACCACTGCCGAGCGACCTTGAGCGCGTCAGCGTCGAGGCCCGCCCGGTCGAACACGTAGACGGCGCCGGGGTCTACCACAGTGATGTCGTAGTCAAGCGCTATCCACTCGTCAAGCAAGCGCGGATGCGTCCGGCTCATAGGCAGCGTGCGCAACAGCCACACGTCAACCGGCGTGCGGCTCTTAGCCAAGCGACGATAGGCCGCGTCCCACGCGCTGCCGGCCGCCGCGCGCAACGCCGGTGCCGGTGTGGGGTACAGGCCTTCCGGGCATAATGCGCGCATGATGTCGGTATGGCTCACGGTGATGCTGTCCCGCTTCAGATACGGTTCCGCCGCGCCCATGAGATCAGCGCCGGGCGGACCGAGCACGACGTGCATCGTCGGTCCATAGCCGGATAGCACGCGATCCTGCCGGGCGGCGTTGCAATGCTTGCACGCCCTCCTAATATTATCCACGCTGTCACGGCCACGATGCGACCACGGCACAATATGGTCGTCCTCCTCACCCTCGCCCGTGCAGCCCGGCAAGTGCAACCAGCATTGATTGCCCCACCTACTGATAACCTCACGCCGTATAGCCGGCGCAACCGTCTGCCTTCTAGCCATCACTTCCTACCTTCCTGCAAGTACTTGAGCAAATCGATGCCGAAGTAGCCATGACGTGGCGAGATAGACGTACCGTATTTAGTGGCGCGCGGCCCCACGTTGTCCCTTCGCCATCGCCGCAGCGTTCGCGTCGAATAGTGAAGCAGCTCGGCCGCTTCGGCTTCCGTGTAGAAGCGCCGCGGTTCGATGCCGCCCGCCGTCATGCCTTCATCCATTCGTGAAGCTTTGCGACGGTATCCGTCACGTCGTACAAGGTCTTGCCGTGTTCCTTGCGCCATTCCAGCCCCGCGTCCTTCCGAAGCTTCAGCAGCGCGTTCCGGCCGCCGCATTCCCTGTCGTATCCAGTTACGATACGGTCGAGTCGTAGCACGGCGATCAAGTGCGCCGCGTCCACGGTCTCGACTGTGACATACTCCTTTTCGAGCTTCTCCAGATTCCATCGGACCTGCCTACGCAGATCACTCTCTTTAATCGTGCACTTGCCTCGCTGCGTAGGCCTGCGCTTCGGTCTTCTGTTGCGCTTGTAGGTGGGGATGTGCTCGGCTGCGTAGGGCATCTCGTGACCTCGCTTTCTTGTGGATATGTGAACAAATGATGTGGATAAGGTGTCTCAGGTGGTGGGTGGGTTTGAGCGGTGAGCCTCTATGAGTCGAGCGAAGAGCGCAATGGCTCTTACTCAAACTTGGAGGCTCACCGACGGTCGCTCAGTATGGAGCCGGGGCCGTCGCATTGTATGAGAGGGCCGAAGCCCTGCGGTTGGTTTCCGAACGCGCGCCGGCCCATAGGCCGGAAACGCGGCTGCCACGCCCTTACCCGCGCGCACGTCCGAATGCAGTTAAACCCGCATGACGCTCACCGACGCCGTTGTAACCACGCCACCACATGACGTGTGTTTGTAACGCGCTGGGCAAGGCGCGGTGGGATGCTTTACCGGGTGCCGGCAACCCACGGTCGAACCGGCATAACCCCATTCAGTTATCAAAGACCTCCCGGCGACTCACTCACGAAGCACCTCGCCGGCCTCGCTCAAAATGGGCACATCCTCGAAATCGGCATACGGCCGCACCGCCACCACAAGGTAATAGCCCTGCCACTCTGGAATCGCGCCGTCGGCAAGCACCGAATAACGCGCGTCGCCGTCGTGAACCGGCTCCGTGTACGTCGAGTGCTTGCCGCACTTGTACTTCACATTGCCGTTCTTAGACGTGTAAACAAACATGCACAGATCGCCCGGCTCCAGCTCGGTCTCAGGCGCAAGAATCTCATACTTCATCAAGCAACGACCTCCCCGTGGCATACCCGAGCTCGAACGCTGTAGCAGGATGCTGATTGCCGTAAATATCCGTGAACCGATAGCCCTCTACAAACACCTCGCTACGCGCATCAACCACATACGCATATTCGTCATTGAGATCCAGCACCGCATGGCCGTGATGATCGGCGGGCCCCAGCAGCTTGACATCGCGGCACCGCACGAGCTCATCCAACACGGCATGCTCGGCCACTCGTCCCATCCCGGCGAGCACCCTCATGCAAAGCCGTGGCTTCATATCCGACGGATGCGCATACACGGCCACATCGCCATCCAGCAACTCCGCTTCATCCGTAATAATCTCGTACTTCATTTCAGATACCCCTGTCTATCGAATGACCCTTCCGGCGTTGATAGAGTGAAATCGCCAAATACCAAACCGCAATACCGGAAGGAAGAATGAACATGGATGCCGCCAATTGGGCGACCCTCACAATCAGCGTGCTCAGCCTCGTATTGTCCGTACTCGTCTTCGTGCGCGGATGGAGATGGAAGAAGGAAGCCAGTTGGCTTCTCACATATCTGCCGCACAACTGGCCCAAAAAGTGGAAAGAGCTCAATGTCATCGACGGAGAGGAACCGACGTACGTAGCAGAGTTGTCCAACATAGGCGATGGCACGGCATACGACGTCAGCATCAGCGGCATCGACTGCCGTACGGCAATGTTGAGCATCGACGGCGACGTAGTCGAGCACCGCGAGTTTCTGCCACGCTTTGACAACGATTCCACGGCATATGTCGCGATCTGGCTGGAACGCGGCAAGCAACGCTTCGTCCCGGACAGCGCAGTACGAATCCACTGGGTCCATTCGCCGACACGACTGCAACGCTGCGGCGTCCAAGTGATTCCGGTACGGCAATTCGAAAACGGGCCACGCTGCGGAACATGGACCACATTTGCACGCATAAACGGGAAACTGCAAGCACACAGGCAATGGCGCTCGTTCCACAAGCACCCCGAACTAAGCAACCCAAGACCAGACAACACGCTCACCGGCCTTTACCTGAACCGTTCCGAGTAGACGAACGCAATCAAGGACACGACAAACGAAACAATGGCTGCACACAAAGAAACCTTGTCGCCAACAGTCACTTCGCAACCTCCCCATCCTCACGAATCACTCCGGCGCGAAGAAGACCGTCTTTGAGCCTGTCCGCATAACGGTCCGCTTCAGCGCCCTTCGGCGTCAAATGAGGAAGCACGACAAAATCAGAAGAGACAACGACAATGGTCTTGTTTAAATCGCGAAGAAGTTCTTGCGGGATAAAGACATTCCCGCCATTGCCGTCAATAACGCGCATGTTCTCGATATCGAACCCGTCTGTGCGCCGAAGAACAGCGGTAACATCACGAATCTCATCCAGATAACGAATGAAGTCAGGTGGTAGATAAGCAGTCCTAGCCAT